TAGTCAAATCAACCCCAACAACATCAATGGCGACTACCCTGTGCCAGGCGTGCCTAACAACAGCCAAGGCATGCGTGATAATTTTACCAATACAAAAACCAACTTTGAGTATGCTGCTTCAGAAATCACAGAGCTACAAACCAACGGCGTATTCAAAGCTGCGCTGACTGGCACCACGCTGGACAATAACATGAATGACAACCTCATTTATGCTGTAAGACTCAACGATGTAAGCTGGCAGTTGGTTACCCTTACTGCTACCTCTGGCACAATTGGGCTGGATTACTCCGCTGCAAATTGGTATACTATGCCTAGTCAAACTGGTAGTGCTAGTTTGAGTTTCAGCAATTGGCCTACCGCAGGCACCGCTGGTACTCTGCGTTTCAGAATTGTGGTTAGCAATACTGCATATACGCTGACTCTTCCTGCCGCTGTGAGCCTGGGCACCACAGGTTTGCAAGGCTACGCCAGCAATGTAATCACATTCTCTGCTACCGGTACCTATGATTTTGAATTTTCTACCATAGACGGCGGCACTACCATTACTGTTGTTGATCTGTCTAGACCCAAACTTGGCAGTAATCAAGCACCTGTGGGTTATGCCACAGGCACAGGTTCTACAGTGACTCAGGGCAGTTCTCGTACCACTGGTGTTACTATCAATGCTCTGTGCGGTGCCATCACACTGGTATCTGCTGCTGGGTCTACTGCTTGGCAAAGTTTTACTGTGACCAACAACAAAGTTGCTGTCACTGATACTGTGATTGTAAATCAAAAGTCTGGAACGGATCTGTATATAATTAATGTTACTGCTGTGGGCACAGGAAGTTTCAGAATTACCTATGCAACCACAGCTGGTACAACCACAGAGCAACCTGTGTTTAACTTTGCTGTGATCAAAGCTGTGGCTGCTTAACCACTTTTGATTTTTCAAGTTGAATCAATGCCAGTTGATCCGGAAACTTTAAAACCCAGTCAATTAGTTCAACCACTGATTGCGGATCAACAAAATCCACATTTTGTGGTTGCTGGTTATTGATACCGCCAACGACAATGTAACTTGTCTTGACCCCAGTAATTCCAGTACGATCATTCATTGACAAACTCAACTCTCTGAGTTTTTTCTTGTCGTCAATATATGTTTGAAATCTGGTGTCTACAGAGTTTTCTAATGTTGTCCCGATGGTAATAACATGACCTTTGATATCAGATTCGGTCCATTGCTGTATTACTGAATTCAAAATATCTGCTTGTACACCGGGCGCAACAAAGCTACTGTTGATGAAAACATCAAATTGAGTAACCAAATCTTTAAACTGGCTCCTGCTAGTATCGTCAGGCCACTTTAAATTCCACCCCGAAGACAACGATATACACTGAGAATTAGGCCATTTCTGTTTGACTGCCCAAGCAATTGTTAACTTACTAGGATTACCAGTGCATAGAATTTTCATAGGTATCTACTCCATTCTGGACATAGGTCTTTGAAATTTGTATTTCGAACATTGTCAATTTGATCTATTGCTTGCCAAAATTTATTGTGAGGATAAGTTGACGCAACAATACCGTTTAGTAATTTTAACAGGCTGGGGTAGTGTTTGAATTTCTGCGATAACATAGACAATGTTACAGGATCAAGATGTTTTATGCCAAAAGATCCAATAGCCGATTGAAAAATTAAGTTGCAAGGATCACCATATCTATTGCCAGACAAATGTTGTTGGTGCCAATCATACAATTCATCTAGATAATATAAATTTAAATATCCCCATACACAATTGATGTTGAACATGTGATTGTGTGGCATGTTGTGATAATACCACTGTATGTTATTTGTCACAACCGCCCAGTCAGCGCCTGTTCGCTGATATTCAAATCGTGTGCCAACATCATCTATGCTGAAATACAGTTCTATTAATCTACACTTTTCCCAAAGTTGTAAAACTTCGTCACTGACTTTTACTGTACAATTGGTATTATAAAAAACTCTAACGTCTGCCAATCCCTTAACTTGGTCTATTCTTTGCAACAGCTTTATATGTGCATCGCTCAAGAGTGGTTCGCCACCACCATGGAAATGTATACTTTTAACATTGCTCAAAATATTATCGTCTTGGATTTCTAACGTTTGTGTTTTTCTAGCTACGTATCGAGACACATCTTGAAGAGGATACATTTTTTTATAATCTGATATCCACGACGAACTGTTGTCCGGTCCACAAATCACACATTTTAAATTACACCGATTTCCTACACTGTAATCTAACCCAGTGGGGCCGCTGACAGCAAGAGAGAGATCAGTATCATTAAGGAAAGTTTCATACAATTCTGAACTAGATTGCCTACGGCTTTTGGAACCATTTGATTCTTCCTTGTAGCACCTATGACAGCCGGGAACCTCTGACCCTTGGCTCACTATTTCGATTATTTTTTTACGATTGTGGCCATGCCAGGCTTGATCTACAGGCACGTTTTTATCAATGAATCCGTCATAAAAACTACAGGAATTGTAAGAAATGTCTTTATTGTGACTCCAGAATGCTAGATTTTTTACAATCTCATAACAAAAACCAGGTTTGTCTTTCATTAGTTTGACTTAATCTGACCTAGCAGTTGTTTGAGTTTAGCACTCTGAACATCTGCTGTGACTTTGCTAGTATCATCTGAGTAACGCCCTTTGGTGCTGGCTGCTGGTTCCCAAGGAGCAGTGTCATCGCCATCAGCTTCTGCAGACTTGACCTGGCTCTTGGCCTTGATGGAATCCATGATTGATGATTTTGGGCCGCCACGGAATGCGTCAGGATTGTCGCCGCCTTCATCTGTAATACGCATGGTATCAATATTGTATTCCAAATCGATCTTTTGTCCCACACCCGTTGAACTACGACTCTTCATACACTGAATTTGATACTTGCCACGCTCTTTCATGGCACGACTTGTAAAGATACCAAACACGTTGTCTGCTGTGTTGATCTTGGAGATACCACCTGAAATGTGCGAGTGATCAAATTCAATCTCCTCAACTGCTGAGCGATTTAACTGCGAAGCTGTTACCATTAGTATACCCAGCTCCTTGGCCAAGTTACGCAGTTCTTCACTCACATACTTGTCTTTAACGAACAAATCGTTGGGACTAACCTTGGCACTGATGGGCATCAACAAGTCCAAGTAGTCAATCATGATAAAGTCTACCTTGTGCCCAGACTTGATTTGATACTCTTTCAAGAATGCACGAATATCATTGATGTTGCTTTGTGCAGGCAGTGCTTTGACTTGATAGCTGCCTGCCTTTTTACCCACCATCTTGATTTTTAATGCCGCTGTGCCTTTGTCTCGGCGAATATCCTTGGTGCTCATGTCTGTGAGCATGGCCGCTGTACGCAAGCCTGTGAGTTCTTCGCTCAGTTCCAGTGTGATATAAACACCATGCAAGCCCTGTTGCACCCAGTTGAGTGCAATGTTCATCATGACCAAGCTCTTGCCTGATCCAGAACCACCTGCAAAGATGTTGAGTTCACCGCGACTGAATCCACCATACAGCAATCGATCCATTTGTGGCCAGCCTGTGCTTACTTGGCCGCCTGAATCAAAGTAGCGTGTAAGCATGCCTTCAGGGTCATTCCAAAAATCCATGCCTAGATCTTTTGTAAGTGAAATCTGTACAGCGTCCTTGATCAGTTTTTCCACAGGATCAAATTCGCCTTTCTCCAGCAAGTCGGCCGCTTTCAAAATTGCACGTTCCAGTTCTTGTCTCTTGGTAAAGCTTTCAAACTCTTGCATGAACCAATCAAAGTGCCCTTCGTTAAGTTCAGGCACCGCTACAAGCTTAACACCAGTTGTGGCAGCAATTTGTGTACGATCCGGAAGTGTTTTATATTTGTCCGAGTGTTCTTTGATAAACTCCGCAGCAGCTCGTAAACTTTTGTCAAAGTTTTGCGGATTGTAAATGTTCTGGACTCGTACATAAGAGCTTGCATCCTCTAACATCATTTCCAAGAACAATCGCTGAACATCAACTGAGTAATCTTTTAACAAGTTGCTTCTTCCTTAATTCTATTTTAATCCGACTGGTCTCTCGTGCCTGCATAATAGTTAGCAGTGTTCCTAATCGGCCATATTTCTTCACCGCATCGTTTACATCTTTGCAATCTTCCCAGCTAGGAATGCTCACGGCCCAGCCCAGTTCTACCGCTCGATCAATCAACTCTAATCCTGCCTTGTCTTGATCAGGCACTACTGTAATTTCTCTGCCCAGGCCACGAATCAATCTTGCTTGTGCATCACTAATATCGTTGTGCATTACAGCAAGACCGCCAATGCTGAGCGCATCAAATATACCTTCCATGACCAATACATGTTGCCAGTCTGGGTGCTGTAGATCAGTACCAAACACATATCCAGGTTGTGTTTGATTAATATACTTGGGGATCTTGTTATCTAGAAATCTAGCGGTGAATCCCACAATCTTGTTGTTGTGTGTAAACGGCACAATCACGCAGGGTCTGGTCCAGTGAACTCCATCAGTGCGTATGGGTGTCATCATGGGAAAATCTTCAGGCACAAGCCTATCACGACAGTATTCCCAGTATCGGGGGTGCTCTTGAGTGATCAGTTCAGATGCAGGTGGCAAATCACGTTCTTCAAACTCAATGCCTTGCAATATGTTAGACACCCGTTGACGATCTTCTACAATACCGTAGATGCTGCGATGCCTCAAGCTTTCAAGATTAGCAAATTCAATATCACGATCAGGTACGCCCAACCAGCTCAAGAGCCTGCGGGCTTTGAAACTCAATGTACGGCCAAGAATAAAGCTGGCAGTATAGTTACAATTGAAACAGTGATAGCTCCAGCTGCCTTCGTTTGTTTTGAGACCGCCTCGTTGGCGCCGATCTGGTGTGTTACCGTTATGCTGACAACACGGTGCATTAAAACTCAGCCAGCCGCTGGGACTAGACTTTCGTTTTGCGGGCAGATAACTCAAGATGTCAAGCATCTAGTGATTATAACAGATAAGTTTGATTAGATCA